TTATTTTTTACCAGTTTTTAAATACTTTGCCAGCTTCTCTGCGGCCTCCACTTCTTGTTCCTGATGGACACGGGCATAGATTTGCAAGGTGATTCTGGGGTCGGTATGTCCGACCATCTTTTGAACCGTACTGACAGCGACACCGGCAATCAAAAGATTAGAGATATAGCTTTTACGAAACTTGTGCAACGATATAACCGGTGCCAAGTTGTTGTTACGAATAATGGTACTAAGCCACATGCGCGGTTTATCAACACGGAAACGGTTGCCTGTCTTAGTAGTGAACAGAAGTTGGTGATGAGTTGAAAGCCTGACATAGCCATATACATAGTCAGGTTGTTCAATTCGCCATCGCTTTAGCCAATTAATAGTCTCTGAATCAACTGGGACATCACGCCTACTTGCTCTGGTTTTTGGCGGATTAACAATCAGCTTCCCATGCACACCGAGTGAAACAGTTTTGTTGACACTAATTAGTCGCTTTTTGAAATCAATGTCTTCCCATTCAAGTGCCATAGCCTCGCCAATTCTTAAACCGGCATAAGCTAGGATACGAAACAGCACGTACTTGTAAAGTTCCCTATCAGGGTTAATACAATTGAAAAATACTTCCAATTGACGTCTATCCCAGAAGTCGTTTGTGGAGCCAATCTTGTCTTGGACACGTGGTAAGATGATGCGTCTTGCAGGGTTGTGTGGGATATAGTCCCTCAGTTCAGCATAGGTAAGTATTCGGTTGATATGAACAAAGTACCGTTTAAATGCCACTGGAGACTGTTTAAACCATTTGTTCACCGCAGTTTGGACATCTTGCGGGGTGATCTTATCAATGTACATGTCACCTAGATCAGGCAAAATATGGAGATTGAAACAGTCACGAGTCTTGGACCATGAACTTTCCCTGACTGTGAGCTTGTATGATTTTAACCATTCTTCATAGACATCCTTAAACTTTCGAGCAACTTTATCAGGTCTAGGTGCAGCCGTAAGTTCACCATTTTGAACAGCTTTCTCTAAATCATGCCCTGCTTTAATAGCATCTTGTCGTGTAAGCTTACCTCCTTTTACAACATACTTCTTACGTCCAGTCTTTGGATCAATTCCAACATAAACGGATACCTTCCACCGTCTTTTTCCACTATCAAGTTTGTAACTCCTGATTGAAGCCATAATTTTGTCCCTTCATCGCCAGCAGGCTATGTAGAGGGCTAACTATTTACGCTGATCAACAAGAGTTTTAGCAATAACTTTAATAAGTTCTACCTCGGTAGGCCTAAGAAGCGTTCCTTCCCATTGAAATCTAGTATTTGCATCCGACAACTCAGCTAGAAGAGTTGCCTGAGCAGGTTGTTCATTAAGGGGTTTAATACGCTTGAATGCTAGAGAAATTTTGGACTCGGCTGCCTTAGTGATACTACGTGTGCCGTGCTCATATGAATTGATTGATCCAACTGATAACCCCACCTCTTTTGCTAATTCTCCCTGTGTAAGTCCTCTATCAATTCTTCCTTGGTGAACTTCTTTTGCTGTCATTACCACAGTAATCACCTCTTCTCAGTCTAAATGAATATTTTAAACATTTTGTAGTTGACAATATTCAAATCATAGGCTATGCTTCTCTTGTAGTTAAATAATAACACTTTGTATGTGGCTATTCTACATAGTAAGGGAAGTGAAAATAATCGTTTATTTTGTGTCTTGGCTAATTATGCATCAGATCACACTTGCAGCTTTATGCTTTGCAACTTTAGCAGGAATCTTTATTGGTGCTCTGATTCAATTTCTTGAAGACAATAAAAAAGCTACCCAGCGCGCCAACGCCAAGTAGCCTATAGCTAACTTAATAGCCGAAACAATCAACCCACGTCAATGGGTCGATATACTTATCCCCTAGAAAGGACAAAATAAGTGTATCATGATTGTTATGTTCGTGCCACAGCATACCTGCGCACGGTTGAAATAAAGTCAGGTGGTCAGCTGGAGCCGATGCTATAAAGTCCGGCTGGTAAGAAATCCCAGTCAGGTTCCCTATCGTCAAATTCTTGGTGTCTACGGCCTTCCGGACTTTAAATGGTAAATGGTAGGGGTGGAACGTCTTGACGGCTTTAACTAGCTGTGAGGTCATCCGTCCATGTGTATTAGCGGTGTTTTCACGAGTTAGACCGCACAGTTAACAGCTAAATAAATCTCAAACTCATGCACATGGTACTCTGGGCAGGACTAGAGTGGTAACTGGATGCTGGTTATTAGCAACGTGATTATCACGTGTTGGTAACCGGGCTGTGTATGCAATTGGTGGTGAAGAGCCACACACAGTCACTTTTGTGACAAGGGGGAACTATCAGCAATTACCTACTTCCACCACATGCTCATAAGACTTCAGAAGCTGCAGAAAAGACAATGGACAACAATGAAGACCTTGAAGAAGAGAACATCAAGATCATTAGCAAGGTAGTCATATACAAAGTCGTTTTATAGCACAATCTTACGTCCAAACCCTGATCGACGTTAAAAGCTGAATTTTTTGGAGGGATTCATTATGGTGAATATCAAAAACCCGAATACAAATCAGGTTAAGCAAGTAAAGGCGGGCTTCTCTTGGACAGTCTTCTTTTGGGGATTTTTCCCGCCACTGTTTCGTGGCGATTGGAAGTGGCTGTTGATTTTACTGGTTTTGGACATTGTTGGTCTTTTTAGTTTTGGAATTGTATCGTTTGCAGCAAACGTTGTGTTTTCATTTTTATATAATAAATTTTATTTACAAGATAGAATTAATGAAGGATGGATTCCGTGTGATGAAGCTTCTAAAAGTATCATGTTAAGTAGAGGTATTACCTTTCCTGTAAATGATTAGTATTATAGCCTTTCCCCACGCAAGCGGCATCCCCGTGCAAGCCGGAGAGTGGGGCTGGATACAAAAAAAGCCCCCTACCCAATCGGGCAGAAGGCACTTTGTTACTAGATATATCAGTATTCTTCTCCGTCCCAGCCACGTAGCCCAGGAAGACCGCAAACGGCGGATTTATGCTCCAAGGCCATTGTCACAGACTGAATGGAGGCAACAGCATCTATTAGTTCATCAGTTGAATGCTTGTCTGAAGCGGAATCCAGCAACTCTGAAACGGCTCTCATTAAGTCACGTCTCACATAACTTTGCTCAATAACTCGTGCTTTATCAATTTTTTCGGCCATATGCATTCACCTTATTTATATTTTTTGGTTTCAACAGCAATTCATTACTTGATGTACAGGCTTTCACCTGGGTAAATCAAACTGTAGATTGACTTGCCATTGTTAGCCGCTAGTGTGTACATGTTGACGCCATACTTGCTGGCAATACTCCAGAAGCTGTCACCAGAGCGGACTGTGTAATAAGTGTGACTCGGTGCGCTATAGCTGCTAGAACGTGAGCCATAGCTTTCTCCACCCATAACACCTAGGCATATGTAATGGTATCTGCCAGAGTAGCTAAGATACCGTGCCCATACGTAACCATTGTGGATGTAGACATGGTCATACACGAGGCTTTCACCGGGTTCATAGGTACCAATTGAGGCATAGCTTGTGTCATCACCGGTGCGAATGTTAAGTGTCACAGAAGGTATAAATACGCCGTTCTGGACGTAATCTGTATCACTAGATGTAACTTGTGAAGGTGTAGAAGGCACTGTGGTCGCTTGTGCTGGCTGTTTGGAGTAACCATTGTCGGTTATACCCAGCAAGTCAACATTGCCATCTAGGCCACCTAAAGCGTGCATGCTGGTAAATTGCCAGATAGCTACACCAGGTAAGCTTGGAAAGTAACTGTATAGTGGCAATGCACGGACTTGGTAGTCAGGATAACCAGCAACCCAAATGGAATTAGGAAACTGGCTAAGTACTCGATTGTAGTCAACGTGGGCTACTATATAAGGCTTGTAACTGTAGAGCATTGGGGTGTAACCTGCTTGAGCAATCCGTTGCATACCATAGGTAATGGCATCAGTGTTAGCTTCAACAGACTCACTCGCTCCATCCTCGTAATCAAGTGCCACAATTGATCCCTTTGGTGTCTGAATATGTGGCAGGAAATAATCAAGTGCTTGGCGACCAATATCAGGACTACCACCAACACCATACCATAGGTAACTATGGACTCTAAGCCCGTCATCATTAGCCGCTTTGATTTGGGTACTATAAGTTGACTGGTTATAAAGCGTGCCGCCTTGGGTTCCACCAATTTGTGAAATAGCAAAACGGTCACCCTCAACTGTCTTGCCATTGTTGCCTTGATACACTGACCAGTCAACACCAATATCATTCTTAGCCGCTTTAACATGGGTCGGTAAGGCAAATGAAAAGGCAGCCATAATGGCTACCCCTGTTAATACTATTTTAGTTTTAAATTGCAATCTTAAGCCCCCTTAGGATAGGTTGCTTCAATGGTGTTCTTTAAGTCGCTATAGGCCTTCTCAACTGCATTTTCAACGGTCTGCTGATCAACCTTGGTAAATCCCATGGCTTTCAATTGAGTTTCAACAGAAGCTACTGCTTGCGATTTCTTAACGGCCCCTGTTATTGCCTGAGTAACACCTAACTGTTCGGCTGCGGTAACGGCTGCTTGTGCTAATGGTTCCAACACTTGCACCAAGGTCAAAGCCTGTTTATTCGCTAATAGGACCTTTGCCACCCATGCACCCAAAATAGGTATCACTGCAATAGCAATTTGGACAATTAAATCTTTCATTTTTATTCCTCCTCACAAGAACTTTTCGATGACATACACAAATAAGGTGACTCCAATCGTCCCACCTAATACTCCCCAGATTGACCACACCATTTTCTTTAGGCTGCTAATGTCTCTGGCATTATCTTGGCTGGCATTGTATGCCTTATCGGCCTTGTCATCTGTACTTGGTAGGCCAGTCATTTGTTGCTTAATCTGGGCAATATCTTCCTTGATCTCCATTAGCATTTTTGTTTGTTCGTCCACAATTTCACCCCATAAAAATAGCCGCTAGCTTTTGCCACCGACATAGTCCTTGCCTGTAATTTGCTTGTATTCGTCTGGGGTAATCATTACCGGTACATAAGGTGTTAAATCAATCCCCCAACTGTAAATCAGTGCACACTGGTCATAATTAGTCACTTTACTTCACCGCCTCCATCCGTGCTACTCTAAGAGCAAGCGCAGCAAGCATCTGCTGTTCTGGTGACGCCTCAGGTTTAGGTCTGTCAGCGTCTGGGTCATAACCAGTATCAGGAACGACTTTACCGTCAATAATGCTGGCGTGGTTTTCATACAAGCCAACATCATCGTCAACTTCAATAACCTCGAATCCTTCATCGGTCGGCCCTACTGGTCTGTTTTCATCAGCATATGCCCAATTAAGTAGCCGATTATTGCTATCCGTCCACACTTTGATTTTCATAGTTGCCTCCTAGCTAAAATATGAATCGCTTGTTGGGTAATCATCTTGAGTCAAATACGAAACTGAACCACGGCATTCACCTGTTGGCCCTGTTGGCATTGTTACCCATTGACCTTTTGAAATATATATCTGGCAGGCTTGTCCAACATAATTTGTATTGCTGATATAACAGCCAACGCCTGATTCTGCATAGGGCTTATATCCGGGTCGAACATCAGCCAAGACAACCCATGGCTTCTGCTGCGAGATTCCTAACACGAACTGTACAGTAACAATATTTCCGCGGCGCATATAGTAAATGTATGCATAGGACATGTTCGCAGTTGTGATGGCCGGAGAGTTGACGTTAAAAAAAGTGACATTGTCGGTTGATTTGTATTCGGACTGTATATATTTTTTGGTTGCAGCACTAGGGTCACTTATCAGCGTTTTCAATTGAAGCGCGCCGTTTTGCAATCCCGCTGACGATATGGTCCCATTTTGATCAGGCGTTGTGATGTAGTTGAACATACCGTTAGGGCTAAAAAGTGATTTGTAGTATTGACCATTTGGATTGCCATTATTGTCTTCAATGTTGCCCAATATACTTAGGTTTGCATCTTTTATTTCAAGATTGCCAGAACTCTTGGCACCGTCAATCTGAACATGGCTGAATGGCGAATTAACGGTTGGCGAATTAATGGTTGAGGTGTCAATCTCAATTGATTGCAGTTTTTTGATGCTAAGCACCGCTTGGGCAATACTCTGGTCAATCCATTTGGTACCATCATATAGTTGCAAAGCCGTAGCATCGGCGTAGCTAGTGCCATGCCACCAAGTATCACCCTTTTTCGGGCTTAATGGGGCCGACAATTGTACATATGGATAAGGCACATCCTTGCTTCCGGGATCGCCTTTAGGGCCAGGTTGTCCAGTATCACCTTTGAACAATGCCCATGAGTATTTTGTTGGATCGGTACTATCCGCTTGGGTCTGGTCAACATATTGGCCGAAATAAGACTTACCATTTCCATCTGTGGTTGAAAAGCCTTGACTTCCATCAATGCTGTTAGCATAGGCTGTATGAAAATAGCTAGTTTTGCCATCTGCGCCCTTAGGGCCCGGGACACCCACACCATTGTCACCTTTTGGTCCCTGAATCAATGCCCACTTGCCAGCGTAATCAGCCGGATCATCACTTGGAACGGATGACTTGTTGCTGTATACAACCGCCATATACTTCTTGCCAGCTGGCAAAGCACTCATGCTGGTGCCCTTGTCATCATCGGCATATCGAATCCATGGATAAAACTGAATGGCCTTGGGGATATCCTTTAGTTTTTGAGCTAGATCTTGATACTGCTTAGCCACCTGACTTGTTTCAAGCAAATAGTCGCCCATGACCATTGTGCTACTTGAAGGATTGCTATAGCACTTATCGAGTTCAAGCACTCGTGCCGACAAATAGAGCTGCCGATCTTCTTGTTCTATCTGAACGGTATCACCACAGCGAATATTTTGCGGTATCTTTGCCAACTCGATTGTATAGTTTACTGCTGGATGATTGTTTTGCTTCAAATCTGCCAACGCAGACTGCAATAGCGAAGCCTGCGTTGTTGCCTCATAGTCAATAACGTGATTAAGGTAGCCACCGTCAACCGTTGCAGTGCTGTTCTGCCGTAATCGTGAATATATTCGGTTGCTTACGGTATCTAACAGGTACCCTTCTTTAGTAAGTACGAATTGTCCTGTTGGGTCCGTATAGCTATAGCCAACTAAATTAATGGGTGTGTCACTGCCATCTGGTGTAGCACCTCTAGCATAGATGGCCGTCATCAAGTTAGTGCTGTCACTGTCAACTGTGATTCGATTGATTTCATCACCAACTCGAAGCGTTATGCCGCGATCAGCGCCGCGTTTCTTGACTACGTTCAGATAGCACTTCACCATTGTTGTTCCAACAATACTAAAACTGAAGTAAGTTTCTACTCCAAACTGAGTAGCAACAGATTTCATTCGGTCATAGCTGGTATCTTCACTGTCAAAAGTAAGCGTGCGCACATCAGTGGGAATTTCGTTAACGCCAATCTCCCAGCCACTATTGCCAGTAAAAATGTTGAAATACTGTTCAAACGTCATCTGTGTGGTAGCCTTATAGGCATCCACAATTTCATTTTTTAGATCATTACCAGCATCGGTGCCTTCAAAAGCAATGCAGTAACCTGTGCCATCAGCATGTGATGCAGTAATCGTAATCATTCTGCCATTGCCATCATCATCCATGTAGAGCATGTAGTTTAGGTCTTGACACATTGCTTCTGCTTTGGAAAGCTGTTTTTTAGGAAAGTATAGTGTCCCATTGAAAGCAACCATAGCGGCGTCAACATTAGTACGCTCAATCTCGCCACTAATTCTAAAATCATTTGTGTGATCGCTACCAGCGGTTGCAATCCCTAGCAGATGAAACGATCTGTCTGTAAAGTAAAATTCCATTTATACAAACGCCTCCTGCCAAGACACTTCAGCCTTACACTGCTTTGCCCAGCTTGATGTGAGCAATTCGATGGTGTTATTTCCGGGCTGAATCTTGAACCCGCCCCAATCATTGCCAATTGTTTGCAGTGTCCGATCTTCTGCACCATTGACAAGAACACGCCGATTGGCAACATCAATTTTCACAACGTCCCCGTCTTTAAATCGGTTAGGAATATCATCCCAGTAGTCAACGTTGATCCATTCAAAGTAGCTGTCTTGCCAGTTAATTGACCAACCACGTTGATCGGAGAATCCGGGGAACCAAGCTGTCCAACCATCAATTGGCACACTAGAGAAGCCTGATACTGTCCGTGTCTCAATGCCGCCATCGCCCAAATCGATGCGATCCAAACGGAAAGTTAACTGATCACCCATTTTTGTGATAACGGCATTGTAGTTGCCGTCACGATAGTAATTGCGTGGCAGCAAGTCCCAAAATATCATCTGTGCTTGGCTGCCATCATAGACTGTGCCGGAGAAAACCCACTGGTCATTAGACGCACTATCGTCAAACAGCGCAAGAGAAGCGACAATCTTGCCTTGATACGTCAAATTGAACTCGAAACGGCCTACTTCTGCGGCAGTCGTCCCAACATTCACACGATTGACAAACTGAAAATTAGCCGTGTTGGAGCCATTCGAATTTTTCGGAATGGTGCCGCTCATTGAAGGCCCATTCCAGTAATTTCCAGCAGTTCGTTCAGTGGACGGGTAGGCAATACCATCTTTATAGCCAAACGGTCCCGACTGTACATTGGCATCATTGCCATGCTCATAGTAAGGAAAAGCCGTAACCCCATTATTGAGCGTTACCCCTGTCGGTGTCTGATTGAAATCGAGATGATAAACGCGTTCAGACTTTTGTTTCACAAAACCATCCGTCTCATCGGGAGAGCCAAACTGTAGCACACTGCCCTGATCATTAATAGCAGTTAACACGCCGTCATCACCGTTGATAGTAGCCGTGATAACTGGTTCAGATGGATAAGTCCCAGCATTAGTCACTGTGATGGTGTCGGTATAATATTCAGGATCCGCTGGGTTAGGCGACCATGGAGAAGCTGTGGTGCCTAGCTCAACCTTAATCCAGATTTCGATGGTGGCATTCAGATTGTACATTTGAACATCAATCTGATTGGCCGTTCCAGTTAACGAACTTTTGGTCATTGTTTTGGGTGATGGTGTATACACGCCATTTCCGGTAATAGAGATTTCGTTAATTAATCCTGTCCAGTTTCCTGTGCTTAAACCATCTGTAACATCAATAACTGGCCCTATTCTATCAGTGGAATCTATCTTCCCCTGATAATTAGTGACGATAACTTTAGCCGAAGTAGTAATGGTCTTCCCTGACAAATCTTCTGAAAGTTGCATATGAAAGGGATGTGCATCTTTTGAGGTCGTGTTTGATCCAATGGCGTGTGAAGCTTTGGCAAAGTTTACTGGCACGTCCTTGTAAGGCATGTTGTCAGCCGTCTTCGTGGCTACCGAGTGCGCAATGCCATCGGGACAGACGAAGCTAATTGAGATTGTCCCTGATCGGAAGCCTTCGGTGAAGGTAGGCTGACTGTCTACGATAGCAAGATAATATTTATCTGGCTCATCCCCAAAGATTAGTTGCTGTGGTTCGTCCGCATCAATAGCAGCAGCCAAGGAACGCCTCAGTGGTACCAAATCATCATTCATAACGATCCCAGTTACCACAATCGTCTTAGCGTCCCGCGACATGTATTGCAACATCTGACCATCGCTAATCCCGACCTTTTGCATTGTGTTGACGTGAGTAGTTCCTACATCACGTTTGACCATCTGTACATACATCCATTGGGTAATATCTACTCCGGCGTATGTGATGGTCATGCCTGCTTGTTTCAATTAAACGGATCCTCCTTTCCAATAAGCGTTGAACCTGTCTGTTCTGTCGTTGTACTGCTTAACTTTTGGCGCAACTTTTGGATAAAACTGGTCGTCACCAATTTGCAGGACAAAACTGAGCTTTGTGAGAAGATCAGCAATATTGTCCAACTTCTTTCCTAAATCATCTGTACCGCTGTTTTCGGTTTCAGTAACGGCACCATTACCCAAGTTGTGATTGATGTTGGTAACAGCCTGACCTAGTAGTTGCCAAGCGCGGCTTGTTTTGGTTAATGGCAAAATTGTTTCTGGACCATCTTCGCCAACAAGCGCATGGATTGGCTGTGTGATCAAGCCACCATTGGCGTAACCTTCAGGGCCACTGACACGGCTAAAGGCAGAACTTCCAGAGCCATAAATGGCCTTCATATAGTGGATGCCAGCTAACAAATCATCATATCCGTTATAAACATCACCGTGGCCGGGGAACTTAAACGCGTTAAACGTTGGCCCAATGGTCTGGACTAGCCCCATTGAAGGTATGCCGGCTTTAGCGTTGCTATCCCACAAGTTAATTGCCCTAGGATTACCATTTGATTCACGCGCGATGACACGCATCCATGCAGCAACTTGATAATCACTAGCATCAAATCCATTGGCCTTTAAAGCTTGAATGACATATGGCTTCCAACGTTGCACGCCTGAGCCACCGGGGTTGGCCATGGAATCTTCTATTTTTTTAAGCTCTTTTTTGATCCAAGCACCAATTCCGCTATATGCATGTTTGAAAATGCCTTCGCCGAGCTGCCCAAATGCTTTTACTGGAGATGAGCTAACAATCCCTTTTATACTATTACTGATTAGATCAGTTACATGCTTAACCGGGTGAGCGATCCAATCTACAATTGCTTCAAACTTATCACCGATCCATTTGCCAACATCTTCAGCCTTATCGACTACCCACGAACTAGCGTCTTTAACGCCGTCCCACACACTGCCGATGATGCCGCCTTGTGCAAATCCGGGAATGCCATACATATCTGCAATGGCTTTACTTTCTTTGCCATTGTAAATACGGTCGCCAGTTTCCAGAGGCAAAATGGCATTCTTCTTGTCCGTATAAAGCCATTGACCAGTTCGTTGCTTGTGAATCAATTCTTTATAGTGTTCACTACCGTCATCGTTAACCATAGCTAGCTGTGTGCCGTTCTTGCCGACTTTACCACCTTGGGCAAAGTGTACGTATGATGGCAGACCAACTTTTTTAACACCGAAGAAGCCAAGAACACCATTAACTGCCGACAAGCCAGTACGAATAACGCTGACCACAAAGTTGATACCTGATTGAGCTGCTTTTTTAATGCCATCCCAGATGCCGCCGAAGAAGCTACCAACGCCACCCCATACATCTGTCCAAACACTTTTAATGTTCTTGATGACACTGCCAATTGTGTCAGACATGCCATGAATGATTGGCGTGAAGAATTTAACCATGCCGTTCCAAACGTTTCCAAAGAAATTAGAGATGGCACCCCACACGGTGTTCCACGTATTCTTGATGGCATTAACCACATTGCTTATTGTGCTTGAAATGCCAGTGATGATCGGCGTAAAGAACTTGACCATACCATTCCAAATGTTGCTGAAGAATTTAGAGATGGCATTCCATGACTCGGTCCACACCTTATTGACAGTTGACAACAACAAACTAATACCCTTGCTGACAGTGTTAAAAGCCATCGTGCCAACCTTAACAATTGTGTTCCAAATGACAGTGTAGAACTTGGCAAGGAACTGCCAATATTTGTTCCACACGTTGGACACATCCTTTGCCGTACCAGTTATGAACTTGCCGATGCTGGTCAGAATAGGCTTAATGAATTTAGCAATGCCATTCCATACCGCCATGAACGGCTTTTCAATTTTCTGCCATGCTTTTATGAAAAGCCCAGCAATCAGGGCAATGGGTAGCACAATTGCGAGCTTAAGAACATTCAGCCCGACCTTAGTGACTTTCACCACACCTGCCCAAACTTTTGACATACCCTTTGTAATTGGTGTCCAGATCTTATTCCAAGTGGAAGCAATAGATTTTCCCCAGTTGCTCATGGTGGAAGCAATCGATTTTCCCCAGTTGCTCATGGTCTTAAGAAAACCATTCCAGCCTTTGCCAATTGACTTCATAGCGTTGTTGAAACTCTTGGGCAATTGACCGAACCACTTTGCAATTCCTTTGGCCATGTTCTGAACAGATTTTACAATGCCATCGACGAAGGCTTTGAACTTTGCGTTGTGATTGTACAAATTAACCAATGCCACGCCCACAGAAATAATGACTGTGGCAAGCGCAATCCATGGTGAGGCTTTGACTACTAGATTTAATGCTTTTTGAGAAACCGCCATGATGTCGGCACGCTTGGCATAAATATCCACGGCTGTACTGAGTCCGGAAATTGCCACCTTGCCAATTTTCATTGCTGCCCACATCGCAAGCATTACCTTAGCTGTTGTCTGAATGCCGCTCTTGTTCTTGGCAATGTTGCCTAATGCTGTGTTAGCATTCTTCAGCGGATCGTTTGCTTTGCTTGCACCACTACCCATCAGTCCAAAACTCTTGGCGATGCTTGAAACAATGCCAGCAATCGTGTGCCACACTGTCCCAGCAAATATTTTCACAATGGTACC